GGCGACAAATTGACCATGTTGTCCAGATACGTTGACCAAACGATTGTCGTGTCATCGCGTTCGCGGTCAAAAAATTCTTTTCTGATCCAATGGTCTGGGCCGATGTCGGTGTTCATCGTCAACCGTATTTGCAACACCTCCGATTTCAACGTCCTGACGGATTCATCAACTTGGTCAAAATCATGTTTGGATGTTTCGGTCGGTTCTTCAAACCAAACGTGTGTCGGGTCTTTTATCGACTTGAATTTCGCCGTTTCGTGCGATGACGATTTTTTCAATCCTTTCGCGATGATTTTGTTGCGCGTGAAACGGTGTTCGATTTCCATCGTGTTTTCGCGGATGATAAATTCCGCGCCGATGCCCATCGAATCAATGGCGGCTTTCACCTCCGCAAATTGTGAATCACGAATTGATGCGTGGATTTCACGAACCAACACGCCCCGATAATAGTCTGGTTGGCGGCATTTGATGACGTGGAAATGTGCCTCATCGTGCGATTTGCCACCACCACGGCCGCCCACTTTGATGACGTAACGTTTGTCGGTTTGCCAACTCGGTTGGTAAACTTTCAACAATCGAATCGACATTCAATCAATGTTTGTTCGCGTGCTTGTCTTTGATCGCTTGGCCGATCTTGTATTTGTGATTCTGGAGGTCGCCACGCAACCACTTGATCATTATGCGGTCGTAGTATTCCAAATAGGATGTTTTGGTCAACGTTTGACCCGCCCCATTTCCGTACACACTCAGCAAATAAGAATCTTCGGCCAATTGTTCAAACGTGGTTTGAGGATGCTCGTTTCCGAAATGTATCGGTTTTGGATAAAAATGATGACCGCAATCAATGCCCATTTTTGAAATCACACCCGAAAAAATCAATTCATCGGGCAACGTGCCGCCCCATTTTTCGGTCAGCTTGGAAATTGGAAAACCTTTTTTGTAATACTTTTTGACCTCCGCCATGAACTTTTTGGCATCATCGCATACGCGGAAATAACACCATGACGATTGTATCGCACAAATCTGATCTTTCTTTTTTAGGCCAAAGAAATCAACGATGTCGTCATTGGTTGCCCAGATTGAATAGTTGACGACCTGGTCGTGGTCGGCCTTGCCTTTCAATTCCGTGATGTAAAATTGGTCGGTGTCGGCACATTGATCAAACAACCCGTTGATGTCTTGCCAACATAGAGCATCTACATCAAGATAAATGAATGATTTGTAATACTTCGACCCGATGTCGTAAACGCGAACTTTGCAACGGGCGGGGTCAACCTTTCCGTTGTTCAAATAATCATCGGGTTTCAGATCGACAATCTTGTCGAAATGTCCATAATCATCGGCGTATATGTACCGCATCAAATCGGGTTGAACCGCCAACGTGATGTGAATGTCCGAATGTTTTTTGATTGAATAGGCCAGATTGACCGCCAATTCCGCGTAACCTTTCGCCCCGAATGCCATCAAAATGATGCCTTTGTTTCGCTTTGCCATGCGCCAAAAATAGAAAAGAAACAATCAACCCTTTTCGGCCTCCAACCTTTTGACGGTTCGGATTGCCCATTCAACGCCCGCGTTGCCACCCCATGCCAACCACATCAAACGGCCGCAACCATCGCCCAATTTTCGCGTGCCATTCTTGCGATGGCGAACAAATGCGGCCATTCTTTTCACGGTTTCCAACGACAACGGCGTGTCGCCTTTTGACAATTGGTTGGCGCGTGCTTTTCCCACGGCCGTACCACACGAACCCCACCCGTTTGCCTCCGCGTATCGCAACGCGATTCTGGCATTTTCAACGGCTTGTTTTGGGTAATCTGTAAAGGTCATCAATAACCGCCTTTGCGCTTTTGCTTGGCAATCTCAATTGCGACACCCGCCCGTTGTGCTTTGGCTTTGGTGTCAAAAGTGCATTTGCCACCACCCCATCGCCATTTGGAATTTGAACATTTGATTGCGGGCATGATTGTGATTTTTTTACAAATGTAGGCACAAAAAAAAGGTCACCGATTTGGTGACCCTTTTGGTTTGGTTGATGGTGATTTCAAAACGACCACATCGTGTAATTGTTTTCGGTGGCCCAATTTTCAACTTGTTCGGTCACCTCTTTGATGAATCGGTAATTGAACCCGCCATTTGGAATGTCAGTTATTGGCTTCATTCCGTGGTAATAGCGAACCCAAACTTTTTTGTCCTCAGTTACGCTCGCTATGGCCGCAAGGTGTCCAAATGCGCTCACTCTGAAAATCTTTTGGTCTTTCATGATGTTTTGGTTTTTGATTATGGCACTAATGTACACTTTTATTTATAAAACAATAATGTGACACGAAAAAGGCGATGAATTAACACCGCCCTTTCATCAACAAAAGAAATTGATTATGCGAACACGCCAGATGGCACGGCCTTCACACTCGGTGAATTTGGATCTTTCCAACTTGCGGTGTACTCATATCGGGCGGCATCACTTGTGTCGTTAGGAACAAGCAAACCACCCTTGAAAATACAACCCTTTGGCGGGTCAACCAACACCACATTTTCACCGCTTGCGAGGTGAAAGAGTATTGCCTTGACCGTGATGCCAGACGTTGCATCCAATGTGTCATATGCCGCCGAACTTGACGTGTTGACATTGGCGTCAACCCATGTTGCGGTTCGTGAATAATTCACGGCGCGTGGTTCTTGTCCCGCGACCATTACATCAATTTCATTTGCCGATGGTGCGTCAATGCCACACTTTATGTTCTTGTACAGAACCGCACGACCCGCCGTAATATCGGCGTTGACCTCTGTGCCATTCGTGTAATCGGTGGTTGTCGCATCGCAATCAAAAATGACCGCTTGATCAAAACCACCTTCAAGTAACTCGCCGCACGTGTTCAGAACTTGCGGGCTGATGTCGGTGCAATTGTAGTTTGTGCAACCCATCTTGAATGAATGTTTGAAAATTAGGATTCAACGCAATGTGCCGCGTTGTTCTGGCAACGATAAGACATCACAAAAATATAAAGTTTTGGCGTAACTTTGACCAATCGTTGGTTTGTTCATGTTCCCAACGGTTTTTGGTTTTGCCGCGTTGCCCCAGAGGTGACGCGGTTTTTTTATGACTTGACCGTGTTGGCTTGGTTTCCGCCGTGCAAAACCATCGTGGCCAAAACCTTGTCAATCTTCATTGATGGGAAATCGTCAGGCATGAACGTGTGCGGGCGGCAATAACAATTTCGTTTGTTGCTGACCAATGATAAAAATGGCGAATTGGCGCGGGTGCGATTGCTTGCGTGTACTTCGCCCGTCACGGTGTTCAACTTTTCATAATCAACATCGACCACAAATTCACGGTTGCCCGACATCATGGCCGCGTTTTGGATTTCCGCCAACGCGGTCGGCCGCAACAAATCGTCATTGTCCAACCTTGTCGTGATCGTCCATTCGTTCGGAACATACGACCGCGCATCGCCTTTAATCGGAAACATCAACGGAAACTTGCACAAATCCATCATCACATCGTCAGGCGTTCGCGGGTCGAAATACACCAACCAATCAAATGGGGCGGTTTGGGCGAACACCGATTCACGTGTGTGCGCGAATAATTCGGCACGCTCCGCCATCCAATTTTCAGCGTTCGGCAAATCATAAATGCCGTTGTTGTAACGGGTCAACAAAATGTGTTTCATGCGAACTTAAAATCTCCTTTTCGATATTTCGCCAATGCCTTTTGTGGTGTGTCGGCCTCCGCTAATTTGATGCCCGTGCCATCTGTTGACCAATATGCGGCCGCATCGTCACGATTGAATGCGTGCCATTTGCCCGCGATGTCTAACGTCACATACAACCCGTAGTTCTTCGCGTGTTCGCTCATAAGTTAAGTTCGTAAATTTTGTCGGCCACATCAATCAAACGTTGTTGGTCATGGTGTTCGGTTGAATGAATTGTGTTTGGCGGGTCAAGATACCCGAAATAATCGTCAGGATGTGCCAAACAAACGATTTGGCGGTCGTTCGTTGCGGCGGCCTCAGCGAATACCAGATCGGCCATTTTCATGCGTGAATCGCGCCAAATCAATGGTTTGAAATAGTCGGTGTGGAATGCCATGACACCCGTGCCGCCGACATCAACAATTTCATCGGTCGGGTTTGACCCCAAGCATCTGAAAAGCTGATGCCCAGAATAATATTTGCGACCCTTGCCAAGCAACCGCCGACCGTGGTGCGTGACGATGCAATCAAAATGGTCGATTGCCGCGACCATGTGGTCGGCATAATTTGGCGGGTAAATCAAATCATCATCCAACGTGAAATAATATTGCGGCACATCGCCCCGCCCCGTCAGAAATCGGAATTTGCCCAAATCGGTCAAATCACCATCATCGGCGGAGGTCACCACATTGACCCACGGCGGCACGAAATCGGCGTTGTCGCCGTTCCAATACACATTCACTTGGTCGAATTGCCCGCGAATTGATCCCAACATTTGAATCAAACATTTTTCTCGGCTTGGAAATGATGCAATATTTGCGGTTCTCATCGGTATTGATCGCGGATTTGTTCGATGGCCTCGCGCCTTTCTGATTGATTGTTCATTTGCTTTGATTTCTGGGCGGCGTGGTGTCGGTATGTATAAAGGTCGTTGTTAATATATCCGAGGCTTTTGCCTTTCGACAACAAGAACATATTGAAATCATATTCCTCGCCGCACCAAAGATTTTCGTCAAACCATTCGCCCGCAACAACATCGCGCCGATATGTGACCGTGCCGCCGTGAATCCAATTTGATTTGACCATCTGGGCCAACGATGGATATTTCAGTTTGGGCGTGTATCGGCGGATGCGTGGTTCAACAAACTTGAAATTGCTTTCATATATGGTGGTTGCGTTGCCGTGTACGAAATCATACCCGCGCATTGCCAAGACGGTCGATTTGATTGATTGCAACGGCAACAAATCGTCATCGCACAAATAGGTGATCAACTCGCCTTTGGCGCGTTCAATGCCACGGTTCAAATTGTACGAAACGCCGTTTTCAGATTGCGACAAAATCACCTCGCCTTTGACGTTGGCAAAATCAATTGCCTTTTCCGCGCTTTTCTGTGCCTCCGCCAAATATCCGCGATCGGTGACGTATGGAATAATGATTGAAATTTTCATGGTCTTGTTCGCCAACCCCACGGTTCTTCAGCCTCGGTGTGCGTGTGTCCAATTGTGGAGGTCAACCCGATGTGTTTCGACAAACTCGGCGTGTGCCAAAGTTGTTTCAAATTCATTTGGTGGATGCACTCAGGCACGGCGTGGTCAATTTGTTGGTTCTTTTCGTAATTGTTAAAATGGTTGATGAAAAAATCGTGTTGAATCACTTGTTTGGCGACCTCGCGTTTGAAGAAATACCCGCCGCCATAACTTTCACCATATCCACCCGTCACGACTTGCCAACCTCCGAATTTCCAATTGTTGCGCCGCCCCATTTCGCGAGGTGTGTAAATGGCGCAATAGCCAACCGTTGGTGATTTCAACGCCTGAGTGATTGCCTTTTCAAAAGGAATGTAGACCAGGTCGTCAGGCAACACCGCAACGATGTCGCCATCCTTTGAATTGTCAACCAATCTTTTCAGCGTTCTGGCGTAATGCTTGAAACAACCAACGCGGTTTGATCGGGAAATGGAACGAATGCCCATTTGTTTGGTAATCCATTCGACATCGTGGTCACCGTCTGGCGCAATGGTCAATTCACCCGTGAACGCATCTTTGATTGACCGCAATGATTGGCCAATCGTTTCTTTTAACCTCGGCACATGGGTGATGGCGATTTTTAGCATCCGCCAATATTACCGAATTATTCGTTGATCAACCTTTGTTCAACCGCCGTTGGTTCAAAGTTGCCGTTGGCGATGTTTCGGTCAATGTCAGGTTTCGGAACGGCGAACACCGACACGGGCATGATCGAATGTTGGCAATTGTAACCGCCCGCCGTGATGAACACGGTTTTTTGGTTCGTGCCATACATCATGCCTTGCCACGGGTCGGACGGCCATTTTTCGATTTCCTTTCGGTGATAATATCGGCCGTTGTGTTCTTTGCAAAATGGTCGGGTGGTGTCGATGATTCCGCCCGCATACAAAAACCATTCATAGCCCAATTCCTCGCCGATGGTTGCCGTGTACGAACGGTCAGTCATTGCAAAGGTGTCGGAAACAATCAACCGCGACCAACGCGACAAAACCCCGTCACGGTCGGGCGTTCCTTCAATTAGATTTCGCAACGACTTCAATGTGTCGGTGTAGCTTGCGCCAGACGTCACCGCGTTGACCAATTCACGCCGAACGGGAATACTGACATTTGCCGACACGCCATCGCCCAACAAAAGGTCAATTGCGCCCGCCTTTCGTGTCAAAAATATTTCATCAGCGATTGGCGGCACGCTGAAATCGGGTTCGGCAAAATCGAAATATTTGTCCGTCAACGCCGCTTGTTGGTCGAACTCATCGGCCAATTTTTCAACCGCTTTGAAATACTCGCCGCCTTTGAAAAGTTGAGACAATATGTTGGTGATCTCATTGGCTTTAATGAGGTTCGACCTCGTCACCGTTATCGTTGACCCGTTTCGGTCTAACGCTCCCAACAACGCGGTCACCTCTGACAACATTTCGCGTTGCGCCAACACCATACGGTCGGCAAACGCATCGGGAACACGCGCCAAATTGCGGTCTTTTTCCGCGAGTATGTCCGCCAATGCTTTCGTCAATGCCATGTGTGCGCATTACGATAAAACACGGAACGTTGCGAAAATGTCAATGTCAGAATCTCCCGCCGTTGGGTTTCCACCTGACACCGTAACGTTGACGGCGGTGTTGGCAATCAATTGTGTGTGGGCGGCCGTGGTGGTTGTAACCTCCGCAAGTTTGCGGCCCGTGTCAACCGTGGCATCTAACATATCCAATGAATATTGGGCAACACTCGCGCCCGATGTTGTGATTTGCAACGTGGTGTTCGTGGCATACGCGGCCGAATTGTATTTCACGCGCACCATCACCGAAATCAATTCGATGTACGTTCCCGCACCTTGCGCCGCGATTAGTTCAATCGGCGTGGCGTTCAACGTCAGAACATCGGCCGTTGCAATCAACAAATTGACGACCTGGATGTCGCCCAAATAGGTGTTGCGAAACGTTGACAACGTGGTCGATTTCGTTTCGTTGTCGGTGGTGTTTACAATGATTTTTGCGCCGTCCGCGATTTCGGCGGTGGTTGCGCTTGGTAGTTGTGAAATTGATGTGGCCATTATCCCGTTGTTATTTTGCCGCCGTCTGGCAGTCTAATTATTTGATTGTCACCCGTGGCGATTGGGTTGCCATTCGGGTCGCACGCTTTCACCGCGCTTGTAATTCGTCTATTTTCGATCAACACCGTTTTGGCGCGCATTGTCAAAGTTACGCCACCGAGGTCGGTTTGATTGTTCCAACTTATGGTCGGGTATTCGTCATCCTCCACAAACACTTCCACCCCGTCAATGTAAACGTGATCGAACCCGCCCAGATGCATTAAAAAATCGTGAATGTAACTTGGCGCAATCAACGCCAAACTTTTGTTTGCACGTCCTCTGTAATAGGTGGTTGACTTTCGGCCGTTGCTGAACTCATAACTATTGCGGGTCGCGGTTGCTCCGCCGTGGGCATATTGCGAATGGACGCGCAACATTGGGGCGAACCCCGTGTTGTCGAAACCCGCCGACATTCCATCGGAATCGTTGCACACGACAATTTTGTGCGTGCAATCGGCGGCCGTTTCCAAAACTTTAATCGGCACACTTGTGTGTTGCGATGTTCGGGTCGTTGCTCTGACGGTCATGTTGGTCACGGTCATCATTGGCAAATGTGTCGGCCCAGATGCCACCATTTTGAACGATGACGAATTGGTTGCGGTCACGGTGTCGGTGAACGTGCCGTTTGTCGTTCGTGTCGTTCCCGTTGCTGATCCAAGCTGAACGTAAAAGGAATCACCCGCAACATTTGCCAACGTGTATGTGATCTCGTATTCCGTGCCAACGCACAACACGCCCGACATTAACGCCTGACCCGTTCCAAATGCTCCATTGAATGAAGCAACGCCCGCCGTGATTGACCACCCCGCTGATGTTGACCATGCCGATGGGTCGGTCGTGAAATCTTCTTGAATAAACCCACCTTGCACGCAATGGCACGGGTCGCTAACTTTCAATGTGTAGCAACCTGACCCGACCGCGATGTCTTGCCAATCAATTGATGCCGTCATCCATTGGTTGGTAAAATTGAAATCACTTTCGGTGTAGGTGTGTTGCGTCACCCCGTTGGCGTCGACAACGTAAACCTCAAACGCCGTGTTGATAGGCATGGCGGTCACGTTGGTAAATGACCCCGATGTTGTGCCATCGCCTGACACCATCAACGATGTGACCGAATCGGCGGTGATGTAAAATTCATAAGACCCCGTTTGTGTCACGATGTTGATGTCCGTGCCGAACTTGACCGCGAATTGTCCAGATGTGACAACGAAATCCATTTCAATGCGCCAATAAACGCCGTCAGCACTTGCAACATCTTGTTTGATGTTGGACGCGCCGCCCGTTACTTTGACCGCCTTGCCGCCCGCCGCATCAATTGAGAATGAACCGCCCGTTACGTTCCAATAACTGATGGACGTGAACGACCCGTTGTTGATTGCGTTTTGCTCATACGCACATGGTTCGATTTCAAGTTGGAATTGCGACACGTCACCATATTCGGCGAACTGCATCCAATTGTGATCGACCAAATTGCATTCGGGTGTGTAGTCGAAACGTATCGGGTAATTGTTGTTGATTTTAGCCATGTGATATGATTTCGATTTCGGCTTCGCCCGTTATTAAATTTTGATTAAAACGATGCACCCACCCCGAACGATCAATGTGTTGATTGGCCAACCGAATCGTTTTTGTCGTGTCTTTGATGTAACTGATTCCATCAGCTATTGACATCGGCGCGGAGGTGGTTGTTTTGATGGGTGCGCGTAAATTTCCCGTGTTGGTCTGGCCAACAACTTGCACCGCCCGAACATCTTTTGTTTTCCACGTCACATCATCAAACTGAACTTGCGCGGGGTGTGTTGCAACGGGCAATGATTGGTTGCATTCCAACCGCACTTTCAAATAATCGTCAGCATCCAACGCGATGAAATCGGTGTCAATTTCAAAGGTGGTGAACGAAAAATTTGTGGTTTGTTGGTATTGCGCCGAATAGTATGTTGTAAGCAATGTCGCCGTTGAATCATAATGATCAATGGCAAATCGAAACGTGATGATGTTGCCGCCAATTGTGGGTGGGTTGATTGATTGCCAACCGCCCGTGATGGTGAATTGGTACGACCCCTCATCAACGGGCGTGTACTCGCCAGAAACCGCGTCATAAGACCCATCCGAATTGAAATTCGGCGGCGTGGTGTCATCATCGAAAACGATGCCGTTGTTTGTCCACGCGGGCGTTTGAACCGTTGTGATCAATATGCCGCCAACCTTTTCAGCTTGAAATTGATGAACACCCGTGTTGATGCCATACGCTTGCAACGCACCCGTCAAATAGTCTTGATAGCGTTCGATCACCTTGCGGTTGGTATAGGCTTCATTGTACCAATTTTCCCCATTGTTTAATGGGTCGGATTTGTCGGCCATGTTTCCGATTGTGTCGCTGATCTGAATGATGAACACTTTGCCATCGTAAGATTCATCGTTGAACTCGACAACGTTCTGAATCACGTTTGTGTCGATGACGAATTTGTTTTCAATCATCAGATCCAAACGGATGTCGCGGTTGCATTCACCCGTTATTGGGTAAACTTCTTTTTCAAATCCATAGTTCAGCACGTTATTCGATGCCGAACATACGGTGTTTCCCTTGTCGCATTGGAATGGCAATAAAAGGTCAACGCCAACCTCGACCCGTGAGTACAACAAATCTTGGATGAAAGATAATTCGGTCGTGTGAACGTCCGAAATGAAAATCGAATTGTTGGTATCTCGGAAATATTCGATGTGTTCAATCACCAGATAAGGCGAACCGTTGATGGTTTCAAATCCCATTGCCACGTTGTACAACGACCGCATCGTGTCAAATAGTTGTTTGAATGAACACGTTGGCGGTTGTGGGTCAGCACCCAACGAACGCAAGTTCGCGGCGGAGGTGATAAAAGCATATTGCCCGTTGCCCGTGCTGAAAAAATCAGATTTGAACCCCGACTTAAAATCGGTCATCCAATGCACCAATTTTTGAAACGCCCAATAAACTTTCATGCCCGTGACGTCATCGGTGTACGTTGTGCCATCGGACGGTTTGAAAACTTCAATTTGGTGTTTCACGGTTGAAATCGCCACGCCGTTTTTTGATTCTGGCGAATAGAGGTCGATTTCCGTTGATTTGTTGTTTTGAACCCTCGCCGAATACGCATCATCTTCAATCTTAACCGTGGCGTGGCGTTCGGTTTCGTTGAATGTGATTGATGGTAAAAAAATCACGCCTTTCAATTCGTATTCCTCAGAACCCGAAAAAACTTTGATTGTCACATCGACCAGGTCACAAGATGACGCCAACGCCTTGTCGTACAAATACGAATATGCGTCACCGTGCCACACATATTCTTGGCCGTAATCAATCGCCACAATTTGCGATGCGTGGTCGTATGTGATTTCAACGGCGGTGTTTTCCCAATTTTCGGGCGAATCATATTCGACACCGTCCAAATAAAATTTGATAGGGTTACCAATCATTGCGTGACGACTTTTTCATTGATTCGGCGATGCGGTCGGCCATGTACATGAAACCCTCTTTGTTTGATTGTCGCAACCGATCGGTGGCAACCAACAAATTGCGGTCGTTGAACCCTTGCAACTTTGCCGATTCGCCCAACGCCCCGAAACCACCTTTTTGGATGCCATCCAAATCGACCGTTTCGATATTGTATTTTTCCAAAATCTTCATTGATTCTTTGTGCGTGATGATCGGATAACCTCCACCATCATAAATCAACTCAGGCCCTTCTTCGCCCACCCATTTGAAACCAGACGGTGCGTCTTTCGTTCCTTTCGCAAACGCGGGCAACGGTTCGGATTGAATCAACCCGACTTGCACGCCACCCATTACGGCGGCGGCGGCGGCCAATCCATACGATGCGGGCGGTGCGTTACTTGCCAACGCTTGCATCACCGCTTGTGCCGTTCCCAATATGGCGTTGAACGTTGCCGCATCCTTCGCCGCTTGCGCTTGCTTGCGTTTCAATTCGGCCGATTTCTGGTCAAATTGTTCTTGCGTCAATAACCCTTGTTCAAATTGTTGTTGCAACAAGGATTGTTCGTGCGCAATTCGCCGTTCGGTTTGGGCAATGACCACGTCCGAAATCATGTACGCCGCATCAATCGCAACGCCACGGTATTGGTCAATGTTTGCAATTCGTTGTTGTGTGGCGGCATTATCGGCGGCAATTTGCTCATCGGTGGCCGCCATCATCGCGTCAAGTTCAGATTGAACTTGTGATTCAGCACCATCTCCGAAAACGCTTTGCAACGCCTCGCCAAGATCGAACACCGCGCCAGTCATGCCCTCCACGTTGTGTTTGGCTTCCTCATCAATTTCATCGACAAACGGAACGCTTTTTCCCTTGCCCTTGCCCGTTAACGCATCCAACTTTGCACGCGCATCGGCCAATTCTTTGACAATTTGCGTGTTTCGTTCCAACGTGGTGTTTTGTGCGTTTTGCTCGGTCGTCAATTCTTTGATTAACGCTTTGTAAAATGCAACGTTTCTGATTTGCTCGGCGGTTTGCTCGTTCTGGTCGGCCGTTGATTTCGTGATTTTGTTGATGTTGTCGATGGTCATTTCATCGATTGGGATTGTCGTTTCCCTTTCGGCGCGTAACTTTTCAGCCAACGCCAACTTTTCGCGCTCGGTGTTTATTCTTTCTTGCGAAATTTTTATTTGCGCTTCGCTGATTTTTCCAATTCTGGCCGTCAAATCCGACTCCATTTCGTCAACGATCGCCTTTTGCGCTTGGATTGATTTGTCTATTTCGCCAACGGTCGCTTTTGATAGTGTTGCCGCAAATCGGTCAACCTCGGTGATTTCATCGGCGATTGCGGTTACTACGGACGACAAACCCGCCATCATCGGGCCGACCGCCTCATTGATAATCGTACCCAACGCCACCTTCAAATTGTCGGTGGATGCGTTCAGTCTATCCATCTTGTCTTTGGTTGACAAAACCTCGTCACCCATTTTTTGCATTTCCTCGGTTGCAATGTCGCCCACTATTTTGGCCACATCACCAACCTCGGCGGATGCGATGGATATGCCCTCAAAACGTTTGCGCAATTCAATGGCGGAAATGCCCAGGTTGTCAAGAATCAACGGCGACTTTCGCCCGATACCCATGACGATGGAATTGACCAGAAAATCAACCGATTCGCCCGTTTCTTTTGCTCGGCGGCGGGCAAACTCAAACAACTTTGCAAGTTGCTCCAATGGAATTTTGAAATTGGACGCACGCACCGCGCCTTTCATCAACTCAAGATCGGAAACCGTGCCTTTGGTTGCATCGCGCAAACCTTGCAACAATTTCGGGTCGCCAATACGCTGAAATGCGGTTCGCACGCCCTCAGCTTCGGCCGCAAGTTTGGACGCCTCCGCACCAAATGCAACGATTCGGTCAACCGCAAACGCGGCCGCAACCGCCCCGCCGATTTTCTTTAATCCCTTTTCAAGACCGCTTGCGCTTTCGTTTACCTTCTCGAAATCCTTTTGCGCAATGCCTGTTGCCTTTTCGATTTCTTTGATGTAATCCTTTACATCGGCAACGTATTTCGCGACAACTTTATCGGCCATTGTGGTTTGATTTTCTGGTCACAATGCCGACCGTGTGGCAACTATTTGTGCGCGGTCGCGGCTTTCTGTTCGGCCGCCTTGCGTTCGACAAAAATAGTTAATTCAAA